ATATTATTTTTAAGAATATCTTCTATGGCAACTGACATTGTCTCTTCCTGTCCATCAATGACAATACTTGTATTGGTGTATTTATTGGCTATTATATACGATTCAAAAGATGTTACTCCATTCTCACCAAAATAATAGAATACTGCCAACTCATAATACTTATAATCTGCAGGCATCGACGATAATGTAAGTACTATCGATCGTGATAATGTGATATCCTCATTAAGCATACCTCTTATATTCGTCTCTGTAGTTCCTTCTGAGATAGTGAATGGACCTACTTGATTAAGAAATATGGTACTATTAAGATCATTGGTAGTATAACGTATTGCGACGAAATAGTTTCCTGGACGTAGATAACCACCGGTAACCACTTCTCCGTTCATGATAGGCAATGTACCTATACTCTTGAACTGACTAAGATCATAGACAGTAATAGGATTGGAAATAGTATTTATGTACGTAGTACCTGTATTGATAACGATATTAGTATTAACACCATCACATATATATAGGTTTATAGAATCATCATACGACTTACGTGCAAACATCTCCACAAGTTGATCAGTGGAATAACCTATCACTGTCTTACTAACCCTGAATGGATTAGTGGTTATTATACCATCATCAATGATTGGTAGTGGATGATAGTCAAAAACTCCTGCATGATAACCATATTCACCTATCTCTATGAGATTAGTAGTACTGTTATACGATATGATGTATAGTATACCATTGAACTCACAACTACCTATTGGAAGATAACCTTGTGTTATGGTGAATGCAATTGCCGGAGCAGATATATTGGTGACAACGAAACCATGTTCATCACGTGAGAATATATGTCCGTTACGCATCTCACGATATGATCCTACTGGGAATACCGATGGATCAATACCACTATGCATGCCTTTTTGGAAACTATTTATAATATTCTCTGCCATATCATTTACGTTTATATGCTACGTTTGTAGCAGCATCAAGGACATCCTTAACAAAACTGTCATTTACCTCACTCCATGACCGTGCAGCAGCTTCTATTTCCCAGTCATTAGTATATTCAATATTCTTCCATCTATTGATATCTATCTTTCCTTCCATAAAATCTTCCTGGTACATATTATATATACAATGTGCTTCACAGGCTTTTTCATAACCACGTTTGATAAGTGGAAAACCATCATCATCAAAAACAAAAGAATGGTAATAACATGATATATTGGTATTGGAATACTGTTCTGCAAAAAGAAGATAATCACCCTGATGTGAATAACTTATCTTCGTATTACTTCCAGTTATAAACACATATTCAAGTTTAAACAACCCTATTGGAATGGGTAACATATTATTTACCGGTATTCCAAGTTCAGCAATCTTATCTATCATGCCACTATCATCGGTAATAAAATCGGTTATCACTTCGGTACACCATCGCATGATAGTGTAAGGATCATATTCTGCCATCTTATGTTTATATAATGAGGCCAACCGTACATATATCTCTCTACTTGAAAAGAAACTCTTATTCATTGTCAGTCTTTATTAATATATTTAATGCCTTTTTTAACCAGTTCATTATGATGTTTTGTCGTTAGACCATGTAATGAGATATAATATTCCAATTTCTTGTTTGTATCTACTTTTCTACAGTCATACAGTAATGGCATATCACACCTGTTATCCATTTTCTGCCTTTGCCTTTCAACAGAATGCCCACGGTAATTATTATTGAACTTGAATGTACGCATACGTAAGAACCCTATATGTCTAAGTTCTATATCTTTTCCTGCAAGCAACTCACGTGCCAATATCTTCATCATATAACGAAAAATGAGACGCACCATGCCATACATAACTTTCGTTTTAGCTCGCTGCGTCTCTGTAGTATTTATATGTTTTAAACGTCTTCGTAAGATATAATCGTAATTCCTTATCCTGGTCTCAAACAGATCATCCTTTAAGATATCAATGGCGTCATAAGCTTTAATCTGTAATGGATAGATTTCTTTTGAGTATCGGGTTTCTTTCGCTTTTACCGTAATCAATTTCATTGATCAGTTTCATTTTCTTGTTAACATCAAATTCACCACCTTCATGTTGTGCATGAGTATTTACATCCTGATCAATACCAAACTGTTTGTATAACGCATTATAATCGCTTACAGGAGGTACTAATGATAGTTCCTTATATTCTTCAGGACTTATATTAATCAGTCTGGATGGATATTCGGAGATAATGCAATTACGCATATCACATTCAAACTCACTATTGTCAATATCCTTGACATAATAGGTAGGTATGCCTTCAACCGTACGAAAGACAGGCCATGAGACATATTCATATCTCCATATGCCGTTATTATCCAAAAAACGTTCTGTTACTGTCAGGAATATCATTCTTTTTCCGATTGTTTTAGTGCTTCCTGCATTGAACCTGTACGTGTCTCATCACTATTATTGGAGATAACATCTATAGGCAGGTTAAGTTTGGGAGCTATATGTTGAAATATTACTATCTCTAATTTACGATGTAAAGACAGAGGTATAGGATAATCACTGGCATCTCTTGTATATAATGGTACACATGTCGGTTTGGCAAAACACATGGTAGCACGGAAATGCTTCTGTATACCTATGTTTTTCATATATATCTTCAGTCCATCAACAACATAACAAGGCATCATACCACCATAACGATGATTCTCGTATTCCTGGAATTCGGACATGGTGACACGTTGTATATTTTTTCCTTCTATACCGTATGATCCAAGATATAATATGTTCTTCCATCCCATGCTCTCCATAAGTAATCCGGGAAGTGTCAAGATATTTAACGGTGTCTTATACCTATACTGATAACCTGATATTATTATAGTAGTGTCTCTCGTTGCTTCTAAGACCATATCCTGATACCAACCACTGAATGTATCATTGGCATTATATAATGACGGCACAAGAGCTGCACGACTGTCATCAACCATGTCATCAATCCATAGTTCACTGAGATCAACATCATCGGTAATATTCGGTTTTATTTGTTTGATGATGGATTCAGTAATCATCTGTAATGTCTTATCCATATATTGATTTTTAAGCATAAGAGGGTGATCAGTCACCCAACCACCCTCCTATAATTAGTACATAATAGATTAAGTCCAAGCAACACCATCCTTGGTTATCGTCAATGCGGCAATAACAAGTTTGGCAATAATAGGATCGTTGAGAGCATCAGCATAAGAATTTGGTACATAGATAATGGTTTTCTGTTCCACAGTATTGTATCCTGTAGGTACTACATTATCATAACCTTCACTACGCTGTGTTATCTCTATCTCAGTATAATAAGTATCGGCAATAGGTGTTGTTACCAATGTACCTGCATGTTCGGCCTTAACAGGGAATATGCGTGCAATGGCATCCCACTTACCTTTGGATGGAACACGTACAACAGGAACACTGGTAATACTATCCACATCAAAATACGTAGCATCGACACGTACTTCAAAATCATAGTCAGGATCATTGGCTGTAAGGGTGATATACGCATTTACGGCAGGACCAGGATCGGCACCAACGGCAGCTACATAATCAGCAGTGACACACTTACCTGTAGAGACATTATTGTCTCCAAGGGCAACATCAGCATTGATACGTGCAACAAGTGTCTGTAGGATATCCACTGTATCGGTAGAATCAAATTCACCGGCGGAAGTAGTACTGAAATTTGTCTTCACATAATTATATGAATGTATTACTTCATGCACTTCATTGGTATGGCCGTTGAACTTAGGCTTACGTACTATACTGATAAAAAATTCATAAGATACTTCATTGGGGTTATACGTCTTGATAAGTTCAAGAGTACTTTTTTTCGCTGTACCTTCAAGACCAGGCTTTACATTTACTTCCATAAGTCTATGTGCTTCACCAGAGATATTACCCGGTATAGCCAGTCCAAGACCTTTGTGAATGAAATAATAACGTCCTGTTTTGGTATCCTGTGGAGCATCTACATCGGTAGTTCCACTGGCAACAGCATTGAGCAAGTACTTGTTAATAGGTCTGTTAAGATTTCCCATTATAATTTGTTATTTGTTTGTTGATTTAAGGCCATAGATATCTGTGTCCGTGGGTCATTGATACTTGCAATATATAATGTACTACATTTATCTGCAATCTCATTTACCATTGAATCACCCCATTCCAAAGTCTCTTCCACAAAAGCACCATCATCATATACGAGTGATATAGGTGTAGGATTATGGTAATAACTTATATAGGCCGAAATGGCATAACCTGTTGGAACAAAGAAACGTATGATCTTGACATTCTGCTGTAATTCCTCACCTTCTGCTTCCAGAAGTATTTTTTCTAACGTATAATAACTCTTCCTTGTTGAAGGACTATCATAAACACTATTTAGTACCGATGAACGCCTGTTCTCACGAAGTAAAACACATTTCACATCATTAACTGTAGATGTAACACCGGATACTGTCTTTGATAAATCAAGATGTATGGCTTCCTTACGTAGATAATCAGTAGGAAGGACAGCATAGTCAGTAATCAAAGTAAGTGCCTTATGTTGAATATGTAATGGCAACAGATCATCAATATATCTTGCGTTTATCTCCATGCCTGCAAGTTTATTATCAACGACAATCTTCATAGACTTATTTATCCATTTAACAAATGTTGCCGGAGTAAAAGAACCTACAGAAGACTTTCTGACAATAGATAAGACATCTTCGTATAAAGATATATTTGTTGCCACAATATTAGTTTTTATGTCCTTCTATGGCATCGAGAGTACCACGTAAGGCAGTAAATATTTTCTCGTTCTTTTTATCATATAAGAATGATACTGCTGCATCCTCACCAAAACCTATTGACGTCCTATCGTACATGATATAACCATTCTTGTCTTTGAACAATAGTTTATGTTTGAGTAATTTATTGACAAAGACATATCTATCAGCCACATCACGTTTGACAAAGAAATCAATAACCTTCTCCGGGAACTCATCAGCCTTGGCAAAAGCCTTGTTCTCTACAACAGCAGCACTATAGTCAAGAGGATTGAGATTGAAATAATATAACATATCACTCTGATCTTTCATAGATGCTTCTGTCAGCAAAGCATAGGCTTTACCTATAAGACGTTTCTTGGTATTCTCTTCATCAGCAACGACCTCAGCATTGTTAAGATAGAAGAAATGTGTACCCTTGCGTACTTCTGACAATGATTCAGCAATGACAGGCTGTATGAGATATAAGTTATACAGGATAAAATCCCTATTAACAATATATGCACCATCCTTATCTTTAAGGAGCTTAAGCTTGTCGTTATTCTGTACAATATAATTATTGTTAACGACAATATTAATCCCTGCTACTTTCATCAGTTGTTCATCAAGATGAACTTTTCCAAGAAGTATAGTATTACTACCACTGTCAAAAATAGGAGTAGCATAATACGGTCTGTTCTTATAAGTCTTTTGTATAGCTATAATACTGACATGTTCTTCAGTTACTGCCTTACCATTCTTAGATACCTTTATTTCCTTCATATTATTTTATATAATAGGACAATACATTTCTGCTATACCATTCAAATCTTTGAGAGCAACACCGGTCTCAAACAAAGCGTGATGGCTACGTCCGTCAACAGAATTCGCCATATCACCACCCTTATTGATACCATTGATCTCACCTTCCAACCAACTACGATTACCAAGAGCCAAAAGTTCAATAGCAGGTTCATTGGTACGTACATTACCCAGTGAACAGAAGATAGCACGTTTAGAGGAAGTACGTATACCATCAGCACCAACACGACTTGCTACCATAGGACTATCAAACCACGGAACAACGGTAGGAATGAACTTAATACCATTGTACTTATAGAAATCATAATCCATATTGATGCCTTTGCCCTGACCTTCTATCTCTACGATACGAGGATCAACACCGGCAACAGAACGCATAAGACTATTGAACGTAGAACGGAAATTTTGACCACAGATAACAGCAACTTCAGTACCCCATGAGGAGTTATATACTGCCATATTAGACATCAACGTATCCAGTTGTTTCATCGTTAGTTCATTGTATGGCAACCTCCATGCTCCATCACCTTGGTTCATGATACCATCACCACCACATACATCAAAACCTTCAAAAGTCTTCATGATGATCTTACCATCAGCAGAGACAGTTCCCTTACCAAACATAAGTTGGTTTTCACGATAACGTGCTGCACGTTTCATCATTTCCATTTCAGCTTTGGTGGCCCACATATTAACCTTATTATGCTCCATCCATACTGCATTAGGAACATATTGATCGGCTGAACCGGATATGGACCACTTGAAACGTTGGATAGTCATATAAGCATATGCCATCTCGTCGAAAGTATATTTTTCGTATGCTGTCTGAGACATCTCCTCATACTGATTGTAGAGGATATTGGCTTCCATGCCTGCCTTCAATAAGGTAGGATCGATATAATCGGAAGGATCATTGGTATTCACCTTGGCACGATAACGCCATACACCCTGTTCAACTTCTTCAGGAAGACGATCTTCAGCAAAATATATCTGTGAACGGTTATCATCAGCAAGACCAAGGACATCCTTTGGTGATGCCCAGTTATTATCAGTATAGACATATATGATTGTCTGATATTGTCCAGGATAAGAAGCATTAACAACTTCAGCATCTTTGACAAAACGTATCTTACGTTCACTGAAACCTTTTACAGGCCACATGACCTTGCGATTTCCGACAATCTTGTATCCATTTCTTTGGCTTTCAGGTCTTAATGCCAAAGGACCAGTGTACATATTTCTGCGTGCCAACAAAGAGGAAAAAGCGCTTATCTCTTCGTCAAAAGCAGTAAACACTTGTGGTAAGAATGCTGGATTACTTACCAAAAATTGACTTAGATGTGCTGTCGTAGGAGTTTCATTTGCAAACTCTTGCGGTGCACCGGGTAATATTCTCATGATGATTTGTTTTATTTGATTGTTCCATCAGGATGTGATAACGCATATTCAATGGTTTTTGCATCGAGTGGATTTACTCTATTACCTTGACTTCCTTGAATGGGTTTAGTAAGACCAAGACGTTGTAATATGTCTTCTTTTCCTGCTTCCCTTTCTTGTGTAATAAGTTCCTTGATTGTTCCTTCACCTTTCATAACAGACATAACAAATAATTTAAATGCCGTCTGGTCGTTTGACAACCAGGTATCCCATTTTCTTATTCCTGTAGTAGTATCAGGTGTCATAAAATCTTTGAATTCGGAAATATAGTCTTTTAAATCAGTTTGACTGATTTTTATGCCGTAAATATCAGAAACATTATTCATTTCTGCAAATAATTTTGTTTCAACCTTATTTAGATCTTCAAGATAATTATTAAGTTGTTCTTCAAAAGCTTGTTTTGATATATTTTCATATTCATCCTGTTTTGCTTTATTCTTAAGTTCATACTTTTGTCTTATAAGGTCTGCATTCTGCCTTTTCTGTAAAGCATTCATACCTTCTATAGATTCATCTATCTCTTCTTCTGTAAACCCATCGGGATTGGTATCACTCTTTACACCATATGAATCAAGGATATCCATACGTATAAGTTCATTAACACCCATCTTGGAGATATCGATGATCTCAGAACCAAGTTCCTTGGCAATATCTGTTAACGTTGCTTCAGGACGTTGTTCGATGATAGACAATACCTTTTTTGCATAAGGATGTATAACTACTTCCTGTTGTGTAGAATCGGCCCAACCAAGTTTCTTTGATACGAATGGTTTAAGTAATTCATTTTCATTATCTTTTGTAATATCTTCCGGCATAACAAAACCTTCAACATCTTTTACGTAATCCCATAAAGTGGATGGCGTAAAAATAGGTTCCTCATTAGTAGGTGTAATGGCAATTATAGGTTCAACGAAAGTTCCTTCAGGAGCACTAAGTCGTTGTTCTACTGTTACATCATTTTGTACTTCTTCCTTTTCCATTTTTTTTTAGTCTTTAATATTGTTTTTTCTTCGTGTTGCAGCCAATTCGGCCTTTTTTATTTCTACTTCATTTTTCTTTTCACCTTGATCTTTGGATAATTTCATGTTTCCTATATTAATGAGAGCCTCAATTTTTTGCCTATTGGCTTCGAGCATCTCCTGTACTCTATTACTACGTTGTGTCTCGGATAGATAAGCTGATTCAACTTCATTTTCTGAAGCAACACCAAGCAGACTGATATCTGTCTTAGACTTAAGTTCACGTTCCTTGAAGTCAATTTCCCATTGTTTATACTTAAGGTCTGAATCAAGACGTATCTTATCAAGTTCTATCTTAGCCTGTTCTATCTGTCCTTTCATATTGGCAGAATATTGTTCCAACTCGGCTTTCATCTGTAGTGTACGTTGCTCCTGCTGAGCTCTATTAGTATCTACATTCATTGATGCTTGTGTCTGCATCTCCAGTTGTTCCTCTACTATCTGTTTAAGACGTACTTCCATATCTTTCATGGAATCTATATTCCATAGTGAGGCAAGACTATTAAGAGGAATATCAGTTCTATTCATTGCACTTGTACGCATAATATCAAGATTATGATCTTCCTGTATATTATTACGTGCATGAATGGTAAAATCACTTTTTTCCATCAACGATGATGGTATCTTGAATAGTATTTCCTGTAACTGTTCATCGAAATAATTGATAACCTTATCTTGTTTAAGTTCATGCTGAAATACGAGATTGAGATATAATGACATTGCCCTGGCATATACCAAATCAGATTCATAATAAAGAACTTCTGTTATCAATGATGACTGTTCCTGTGACATCATCACATTATGTACAGGATCTTTAGCAACCGTTTGACCAAGACGTGGTGATGTTATGCCTATTATCTTACCCATAATATCTTCAAGACCACCAAGGACTTCAATGGTTATGGCTATTGATTGTGATAGTGTATCATCATAATTTTGAAATTGATTGAATGAAGCCGGCACCTTACGTCCTTTTTTCATTGTCTCTATCCACATAGTACCAAGTTTTCTATAGTACATCCATTGCTTTGTACTCATACTATCAGGTTTCTGGGATTTATCCATAATCATTCCCCTCACTCCTGAAAGAACGATATTAAGTTCAAGACTATAGAGAATAATATTATACAGTTCCCGGACATCCTCAGTTCTTTTTATGAGAGAATTGGCATTCTCAGAGATCGTATTGAACGTTCTCGCCACCATTGGTAGTGTAGGATATCCGGGAGTATCTTGTGGTCTGTAAACGAATCTATCTACGCCATGTGACTTACATATGACATTACCTATGATAACAGCACTGTAACGATCATAAAGTATATTACGTTCAATGATATCATCAGCTTTTATCTTATTAGGTATAGGCTTATCGACAATGACATGATTAAAGAAAGACCCAGGTCTATTCTTGTTTATAGATTTCTTTCTCCAATATTCACGTGGTGATAACCACCATACACGCCATACAGGGATACCTCCATGAGCACGTTCAGCACTATCACTAAGATTAAAGACAGCTATATTATTGTTATACGACGTCATAGATGTCATATCTCCTGTAATATAACTTCTTAACATAGAAATCTCCGAAATATCAAGATCAAATTCTGCAGCACATTGTGATAATGATTGATATTCAAGAGTAGAACACCATTCGACTTCATCAGTCCATTTAGCTGATGATGAACGTGAATAAAAAGACCGTATGGCATCAAACTGATGGAAATCAACTTTATTTGTTTTCTCGTTATAGTTAACAATATATGTAGGTCTATCGGTAACTATCTTTTCTTTAAATCCTTTATTAAAATCTTCTCTTGCCATAGGATCAGCAGTCTTAGACTTAATAAAAGCATTGGCAATACTTTCTATGAGTTCAACTTCATTATACTGACGGAAATATTTTATCTTCTCTCCTATGGTGTTGATGTCAGCACCCTGTCTATTTAGTTGTCTTATCATCTTACCATATTCAAGACGTATGGCAGGCATATTGGTTTTTAACTGTTGTAATTGTGCTGCCACTTCCTCATTATCCGGTTGTACTTGCAGTTGTTGTTCAAGATCATTAAGTTCATCCTGTACCTCTTGTATAGCAGATTCTATTATAGCGTATTGTTCTTCTACAGATGCTTCAATAGCATCCATGACAGCCTTCATACGTTCCTCATATTTTTTTTGTTGTGAGCGTTCATCACAAACAGCAGCCTTTAACCGTATCTTTCTACGTGCCTGTTCAGATTCAAGGACGTTAAGTGATGAACGTAATAACTGTGAAGCTATATCGCGTACTTTAGCAGGATAAGTAAGATCACCTTCTACCTTAGTAAGATAATCATATTTACTGGCATCAAAATTATTGTTATATGAATTCCATAATTTATGCATTTCAAGAACTTCGTTTCTAAATGTTGCTTCAGATTCACGTATGATCTCGAAAGCCATATCTTTGATATAACCGATACCCTTATCATTGGATGGTATGAGATGAAATGTATTGATCATTGCCTTGTTATTACATTGTTTGTATAAATATATCCTCCAAAATCATTATCTTCTTCAACATCACTATCTGCATATACTTCAAGTTCACGATCTTCGGTGGCAGCAGCTATATTAAGTGCTGAACTGATAGTTATATCACAGTTATAGTCAGCCGCAACACGAAAAGCGATAAAACGTTCTATCTGTACTATATCGAACATACGATTTATCAGTGCGTAATCATCTGATCTTAGTTTCTCTTTCAACATCTTTAAGCTATGTGGTACAAAAGATTGTTCTATGCCATAACGTTGATTGGCTTTAGGGTCCTGCACATGCTGTGCAATAACCAATGCAGGACGTTCCTTAAGTAGATATTCAACCATCCATCTTTTATAATAGTCAAAGATCATTACATTGGAATATTCAATAAGATTCTCACAAAAACCATAGTAGATACATAGTTTTATCGTATTCTCATAGAACATTGGACTACCACCTTCTTCTTCAGATGGACGTTGAGTAAGTCTTGCGGCCCAGAAATCGTATGTTGTATTGGCATTGAGTTTATTCTTCCATATTGTTATAGAACCTTTCGATTCTGATGATTCTGATACCGATTTATCATATGAATCAGTACCACCATTATACAGAAAATGATAATATTGACCCATTGAATTTTTTTCCGGATGTTCAATTATGTTAAATACTCCATTTATATCTGGTTCCCATTCAACACCTTTGGACCAATCAAAGGCATCTATCCATCTAAGATTACCTGTCTGTACTATCTGTAGTTCTTTATGATTAAGGATAAAACGTTTACGATCGTTAAGTCTGGATGTTATATCGATGCCAAAATATCCTCCTGACTGTATCATGAACATCTCAGAGAGATATATAGGTTTCTGTGTCAGTTCCTCGGCATCATTACTACTGGCGTATTTGGTTCTTGATGTTATTATTGCTTCCTTGGATTGTGCAATAAGACTATTACCATATTCATCAATAAGTTCAAAGAGATAACCAGGAATAAAATTACCTACATTACCGGTAGTGACATCCATATTCTCTTCAAAGATATTCTTATATGGACGCATATTATATTTATCTGGATTATACATGATAGTCTGTACATCAAGAACAGATTCTTCCATATCACCACCAGTACCTATAAGAACCTGAAAACCTGTTTTGACACGTGTAGCAAATAGTGAAGGTTTAACAAATCCCATTGTCTTAAGCAATGAACCTTTTTTCCACTTTCCTATCTCCTCATAAACAATAAAGAATGGACTAAGACGTGATACAGCCTGTGGATTATCTTTAGCCGTTATACAATGAAGTTCAGAACCATAACCTTTGATAATAGTAGAGAAAGTACCTGTCTCATTACCATATTCATCAACATCAGGGACTTTCTCAGTATATTGTGCACGTTTGAAATCTGAACGGTCTGGTGAACGGCGTTTGAAAAATTCTGTCGTGGCCAGATCATCAAGACCATGAACAGTATTATCCATGGTATGTTCTGAATAGTCTGACTGTCCTGCAACGATGACATTGATGCTATGTGGTATAAAAATAAAATTATAAGCCAATATACTTGCAATGAATTCTGAAAATCCTTTTTGACGTGCCTTTCCAAATACTTGGTCTTTCTTTTCCATGAACATCAGTTCTATGCTCATGAACTTAAAATAATCAAGAGATATAAACATCGGATTACGATAGTCCTTACGGTCTACGTTATCCAATTTGGCCATTATCTTCCAAAAATTAAGATAGAAATAATATCTTCCAGGTATCCATATTGTATGTCCTCTTTTAGTAGCATTGGTGACAGCATAACCATTTATACAACGTTTATATTGTTCTCGCCACCATTGATCATATTCTGGATTATCTCTATCCGGAATAGCTTCAAGAGGATTATATATTACAGGAGAAAAACGACGTGTGTTTATGAAATCATTGGTACGGCAATCATCATTCCAGTCTGGTACCCAGTCTGGATGCTTCTTAAGTATATCAGGTAAATATGTTAGTTTATTAATTTGCACAGGCTACAAATTTAATCTCTATGTCATTAACAACATCATTATAAAACGTATCAAGATCATTGATAAACTTATCAATATTTCGATGCTTATCCTGTATATATACTTTAACTAAATCTATTTCGTTAATATTGATAGGTATGGCATCGGCAAAACATATATCACAATAAACAAACTCACGTAAATCAGTACCACGTTTTTTCTGTATACCTTTTATCATTATACTGAGTTTTTTATCAAGTGCTTCTACATCAGTAATATTATTCTTTTCTATGATCTTTTGTGAAGAACGTAATATCTCCAGTTTGGTAGCATTAAAATAGTTTTTGATTATTTTCATTGCACCGGTATATGTCTGATAACGTTTAGATCGTTCAGTAATACCTTCTTGATTCTCTTTTACAATATCAAGAAGTTCAGTCATCTTATTCACAAGTTTATTAACATCAATGGCAAACTGTCCATTGGTATTAAGAATCTGTGAGAACATTTGATTGTATTTTTTCAGCGTTGTCCACATAATGTAAAGTACTATGATAATAAATACTGCGGCTATTACTACTATGAAACCATAGTCAACCACTGTTCTTGACAGTGAATCCACTGCCTTTGTTGTCTCCAGAATGCCCATATTTTACGGTATTATTCAGATGATAATGAAATCTCTCCTACATCAATGGGGGCAATCTTTTCAACATCTTCAAACAACTTGCTTTGTGTCTGTTTGGATTTTTTGTCTTTAAGTACTTGTTGTTCCCACTTCGTATACATTTCCTTATAGGCCTGAGCATCCTTAAGAGCTTTTAACCTTATTTCCAAATTTGGAATTTCTATTTCTGTATCAATATAATCAGGTTTCATACCATTATTACCATCAGGTATCTGTATTTCTACCTGTACTGTCTTTTTTATTGTCAATGGTATAGTTTCGACATACGAAATAAATTTATTAAGATCTTCTTTAAATGCATCGAGTAAACGTTCTGATTGTGTACGAGAATAATGTAAATAAGCATCAACACATTGTTGTACCCATTTATTCTGCTCAAAATCATCCAATGTATATGGTTTAGTATATGACTTGCATGTTATTATCTTTCTTTGACTTTCAGGAAGATTATATAATGGACTAATATTTTCCTTATCTATACCAAAAACTTTATAGACGTAAAAAATGTACATCATCGATTTGTCAAAGAACACATTTTTCTCCGATCGGTCATAACGTTTAAACTCCTTGAATTCCGTTAACTGCATCGTTGAGTCGGAGACCTTGACAATACCATCAACTAAATATACCAGGTCATACATATCAATAATCTTTATATGCACCTTCTCTTGAATAAAAAGAGAATGCTTGTGATAATCCTTTTTCAGCTATCTCGGCAGGTACAAGTTCCTTACTATGGAATGGAGAATATGTCTTGTCTCCATTGCCATCTATCCAAGAGCAACGTATTCCAACAAGAAATTTTTTTTGTATTACATTATTACTATTAATATCAACAATATTTCCAGATTTATATATGAACTCTTCCACTGTCATACGTTGATCAAGATTGGTCATACTCACAACAACCATACCTTTTCTTATCCATCCTCGTTTTTTCTCCATGACTTTATTTAAAATGGCAGATCATCTGCATTATTATTATTAATAGGTAACAATGGACTTGGATTGACAACAATAGGACCAGTAGCATATTGTCCTTCTGGAATAACAGTATCCGTTTCAGGACCAATGACAGTACTAAACTTATCCTTTTGTATATCAGGTATTATAACATTATCTACTATTATATCAGTATACCATTTACCACGTGCTTCATGTACATTGATATAAAAGTTTATTGTACGTTCTTCGTCAATGGTAAACAGATCATTTTTACCACCAAATACTTTGACAATCATAATTGATGTCTTTCCATTTTCTTCGGTCTCAATGAGCCATTCACAAATTTTTGTTCCTCGTTCTGTGGTGAACGTACTCACCAGAGATTTTATCTTTCCTGTGCAACTATACATTATGATTAAATTTTATATGTCTGTAAATAGTTGATGTAGTATGATCACATATCTGTATTTCAACAACGTCATCAATACCAAGAGGACTACAGTAAAACTCTATCTCCAGTGTCATGGCATATTCCGCTCCTGGGTCTCCAGATGGTACTATATTCGTTCCTGGACTTATACTATTACCATTCAACGTGAATGTTGTATTAAGTGCAGTATATGGTCCTGAAATAACCAAATCAAGTGATGCAAAATTTAAGTTTATGTCTATAAGAATAAAAAACTCATCATATGATGCAGGACAATTATATATCCATGTCTTTTCCGTACTACTTGCATCTTTTGTCAATGCACTGCCATCAACACCATCATATTGAGGCAGAGACATGTCAAAATCACTATCAAAGAACATTGCTCCTTTTCCTGGTATCCTTATTGTTGCTACATCACTATCTGCACCACGTGTGAATGTCTTAGTACCTGTAGCATCAAGTCTTCCTGTGAAGGGTAATAAACTATATGATGTATTTACTACCCTTGGATATATTACGGTATTACCGGAAGCACCAGATGTTACCTGTGTACCTCCGGATGCTTCCGTATAAAATTTTATCTCACTACCTGGTATGGTCATATTATGATATTGTCCAGTTACCTACTGCTGTCACTGTTATTGCTGTAGAACTTAAACCTGTTGTATTATCTACATCAGCACTTGCAGGATCAATTGCTATCATGGCTTCTGTAAGAGCAAGTTGTTTTACTTCAATATTTGCTATAAAATTTGCACCAGTACCATAAGTACCAAAAGAAATAGAGGCACAATTTCTATCTGTTCCTGCTGAATTAGCACCAATAGCTAAAACCAAGACTATTGCAAATCGTTCAACACGTCCAATATCATTTGTAACTGTAGTATTTCTACTTGTCAAATCTGCAACAGTTTGCCCATTTATACTTAATGATGTAAATGTAGTTCCTGTTTCAGTTGTTCCAGATGTAGTAAAACCTACACTATTAGAATAAAAAGTAATAGTCACATTTCCTGCTCCTGATGGAACAGTTACTATAAGATCATGATCAACTACACTATCAGTTGGTGTTCCTGTTCCACTCCATTGTATACCAGGATCAGATTCCTCATCAACATCAAAATCTTCTATTGATGGTCCTGCAGGTATAGTTATCGTTGCAACATCATCATCGGCACCACATGAAAAGTTTTGGTAC